CGTAGCGACGTAGAACACCGCACCAGCGAATGCGCCAAACACCACACCGTAATCTATGCCGGTTGCCAGGCCGAACACGCTGGCCCCCATCAGACCACCAGCCGCTACTGTCGTGCCAGAAACAGGATCGGACATCTAGTCCCCCTCTTATTGCCGTGAATCCTCTCAGTGATGAGGGGAATAAAAAAAGCCCGCTTTTGAAGGCGGGCTAATGAGTGACTATTAGTAAGTAAGGTAGGTAGTCGTGAGTCTTGCTAACTGACCTGAGTGAGACAGTATCGGGCTGATTCACTATAGGTTCAGGAGAACCCCCAGAGAGGTAGGCGCATCTCACAACTCAAAGCGTAGCAGCAGATTACAAAACCATAAAAAAAGGCCTGCTTTTTATAGCAGGCTCTCAAGGAATTTGAAACTTATATTGTTATTGTCATGGTGCCGGGTGCCTCCCGGTGACTCTACCCCAGTCAGCAAAGCCGCGCGCATACCTGCAGATAGCAGTTGACTGGAACGCCCTTTCGCTTAGAAAGGATTCACCACAATAATAAGTTACGACTAATCCATTCTAGCGGTCAATACATCATCGCCATGAGTCCTCTCAGAACGAGGGGAAACAAAAAAGGCCACCCGGAGGCAGCCCTTAAAAATAAAAAACCCGCACTGATGGCGGGTTTGTGTTTTGTTCTGTTGCTCAGTTCGCTTTACCGTCCCGAGCATAACACAATTTAAGCACTTTGCGCGCAAACTTTCAAGCTGAATTTGTCGCTATTTGTGCCGAATGCGTCACACATTGGTGCGTAAAGCATCGATTCCGCAAGATTTAGCCAAACATCAATTCGGCTCTCACAAGTACGCAAGCACCACTCAGGATGTTTTTTGTTCAGGTCGCGAGCCATCGATTTTTTACTGAGGCGTTTAATGTAACGATCCTCAATTAACCAATATAAATTTTTATGACCTGCCTGGATGAGTACCTTGCAAAGCACTGAGTTAACGATCAGCGCTTCTTCGTCTGTGCAGAACGCCAGACCACTTTTATGTTTGATTTCGAGTAACTCTTTGAAGAATGCTTCCAGTTCTGGCTTCTTGATACCGGCTTTTTTCATGCGGCGCAGGGCATCATTGATGGCGGTCTTTGTAACTTTCCCTGCCGCGAGCAGTTGGTTAAACATATTTCCGCCAGAACCACCGCCGATATAAGACCATCGCCCCCACATGCGAAGCTTGCCCTGAATCCAGATACTTTCCAGAGTTTTGAGGCGAATCATTTCACCTTTTTTTCCAACTTCAGATGGATTAATCATTGGCGTTCACCTCTTTTATCTGTCCTGTAATAATTTCAACGCTGTTGTTGCATTCGTTTCCCCAGCGGTCCCATCCTTTCCATTCTTCCCGAGCGAATATTTCGATTCTTTTCACTTCTCCGTAAAGTTTTTCCAGTCGGTTCCTTACTTCCCACGGCTTCGCGCTATGTTCGCCAAGGCAGGTATGAACAACCTGTTTTACCGATGCGCTTACGCGAGTTAATCCTGCGCCTCGGGTTGCAATCAATACGTCTTCTGTATTGCTGCGCGTATGGTTCCCGCCATTCATGCGGGTTTCACGGTTCAGCATTTCCAGCAGATCGTTAAAGTCCACCAGCTCTCCGGTGCTCAATGCCTTATTGAAGCGATCAGCGGCATTTTGATTCAGCTTCACCCACGTAAACAATTTCATCGTTCTGACACGGAAACCCCAGGATTCCGCCAGCTCTACTGCTTCCCGGTTGTGTGTCCCGGTGTACCACATTGCCAAAACAGCGTTTTCAGCTGCCAGTGACCATATTGGTAAACGCTTAAGTTCCTCCATGCTCATTGTGCTGTAATGATTACAGGCAGCTCCGTTACTGATTTTGTTGCCATATTCCCAAGGTGGGTCACAGTAGATCAGTTCGTAATTCATGCAGCGCTCCGGTTTTTCAGCTCGCGAGTTTTACGGCGGTATTTGGCCGCAATTTCTTCCAGGTCTTCTTTTGAGTAATTCTTCGCTTCGTGTGGCCCCTCCAGCCATTCCACCAGCTCAAGCCCGTACCAATTAATTAGGGTTTCTCGGTACCGGGCATGAACCGTCTTATTTTTTGCTGTGAACCGGCCAGCGCCACCATTACAGGCCTTGCATTGTCGATAGGCATTTTTCTCTTCGAACCGAAGTTCAGGACGAGCGCCTACACTCATGAAGTGACCACAATCCCATTGACCGCCAAAGATCATCGGCGGGTGATATTCCCCGCAGGATGGGCAAGGTTTGCCCACGTCACGCTCGCGGATGAATGCATTGAATGCTGTCTGAGCCTTCTTAAGAAAATAACCCCGAGGCTGCAGCGCTTTTTTGCGCATCTTCAGTTTGTCCTTTCTGTCGGCCTCTGCCTTTTTGGCTTTGAGCGCACGGTTGTGACCTATAGCGCACAGAGGACCGCAGACCTTTTGCAGGTTACGATCTGGTGTGAAGGTCTCCCCGCAGTGAGCGCATTTTTTCGATTTGTAAACCTTCAGTTTTGTTTTAACTGGTTTCTTCACTGCTTCATCCCTCTGTGAAATACCCATTCGAATACTTCTGAACCATTCAGAAGCAGATCGTTAAAGTCACCCTGTGCAGGCCAACGGACCGAGACGCTTTCCAGATCGTTCTTTGCGTGTAGGTTTGCAGCTGCACATTCGAATGCAGCTGCGTGACCGGCACCGTTCGCGTCGGAGTCTGCGAAAATGATGAGATTCTTTACCCCTGCAGGAACACGGAACTTCTTCATGAAAGCAGTGTTCATCGTTGCCCAGGTGTTGCATTTGGTGATCTGATGACACGCCAGCGCGGTTTCGATACCTTCAGCGATGCCAAGCGTTGAGGCTGTAGGGAACATGCGAATTGCAACGGATTTAGCAAACTCCAGGTAACTATCCTCCTGCAGCTTCATCATCTTTTTAGATGCGCCGCCTGTGTTTGCTTTCTTGTCGCCGTCCAGAAGAGTGCGGTGCAGATAACACAGCTCGCCACGGTCATCAGTAGCCAGGGCATAGATGGCCTGAAGGTTTTTCCCGTCTACTGGCTGCGTATCGCAAAACCTGATGCTTTCTGCAGGAAGCGTATTTATTCCCCTGCCTTTCAGATATCTGTCAGCGTTGGTACCACGTAACGGAATAAGCTTTGCAAACTTACGGCTCACCCTCTCGCGCTGTTGCGCCAAGGATGTACGTACGGGATTTACAGCAGAACGATCAGCGGTATATTCATTGCCGATAAGCTTGTCCACTTCCGATGCGAGAACCTTAAATTCTTTGCCCGTTGCGCCAGTCAACAGGGTCCATCCATCGCCGGAACCACATACACATATGAATGACCCGGTGCCGTTCTTGTCGTCACACCGGAATTTGCCCTTGCGACCACATAACGGACACTCTCCCTTGAAATGATTTTTACCAGTGATGCCAGGCAGGCCGTAATACTCGAAAATTTCAGACCAGCGGCCAATGGCGGCTTGTTTGGTATTCATGCGGCTTGCTCTCCCTGTTTGCTTTTGCCTTTCGCAAAGGCGATTTGTTTGGATTTGATGTAATTGCTGACTTCAGGTGTGATCTCTTTTGGCGTGTGGTGAAGCCCACGCGGCCAGACACCGAATTTCTGTCGATAGGTATGAGCGCACCAACCATCACTTACAGGTCGGCCCTGTGTTGCTCGGGTGCGCTGATAAAAAAGAATTTGTGACCACCAGGATTGCTTCTGCTCATTGGTAAATTTGACTTCCGCTTTGCTGACCTTCGTCAGTCCACGGGATTTATCGGTTTCAACGTCTTCCCCGGCCAGTGGTTTAAAACCACACTTAGGGCAGATGTAAATTCCGGCAGGTTTTACGTAATGGCATTGACTGCACTCTTTCGGCAGTTTCTCCGGCTCGTCAGCTTTTACAACTCGCTGCGGGGCATCTTCCATTCCATCTGAAGACGATGGGAGATAGTCATATTCAATATCATCGGGGTAGCCAAGTTTATTGACCGTCCCGCTGTGATCGAAGATCAGACAGTAGTCTTTGCCAGGGGCCGCACGTAAACCACGTCCCAGCGTCTGAATCCAGCGCATTTCGCTTTTGGTTGGTCGGGCAAAAATGATGCAGCGGACGTCGCTATCAAATCCGGCTACCAGTACACCAACGTTAATGATGATTTTGGTAATACCCTGCTCAAATCGGCGGATGGTCAGCTGGCGTTCGTCGTGTGGTGTGCTGGCTGTCATGACTTCAACAGCCACCCCGGCACGCGAAAATTCCATGGTCACATAGTTCGCGTGAGCAACATCAACGCAGAAACAAATCGTCGGGCGGTCTTCACCGTTCTCAAGCCAGTTTTTTACGATGTCACCGACCAGTTTGGCTTCACTCATAACTTTACTGAGTTGGCCTTCTTTGTAATCACTCCCATATCCAGCGACATAGGACGTTTCAACACCGGAAAGATCGGGGTGTGACGGTGCGTAAAACTCATATTTACTAAGAGCGCCAATAGCGATCAGCTCTTTCATCGTCGTTGGCTTAATCAGACGCTGATAGTAATTGCCCAGGAATTTAGCGAAAGGTGTTCCAGAAAGGCCGATAACCTTTGTTGAAGTGTTACGGGTGAGGTTATCGATAACTTCCAGAAGCTTTTTGCGCTTCAGGTGTGCTTCATCAACGATCAGGAGATCGATATTGTCAGGAAATTCACGTCGAATAAGCGTATCAGCGCTGGCAATCTGGATTAGCGCGTTTGGGTTGTACGACGGATGATCACGCCAGACATAGCTGATCTCTTCACCAGGAAGGCCATATTCCATGAACCGCGTGGCTGTTTGGTCCAGAAGAACGGTGTAGGGTGCAACAAACATTACACGCATCTGACGGCTTACAAATCCGTCAGTGATCAGCGCTGCAATGGCAGTTTTACCAAAACCAACAGGTGCATAGAGCATGAAAGAATTATTTTTCTTCCATGCGCTGCGCAACATGTTGAGTGCGACGATCTGTTTCTCACGCGGCTGGATGTTAAGCATTGGCTGATACCTCCCCAAATGCTTTCGCAACCAGATCGGCGATCACAAACTTTTGACGTTGACGCTGTACCGAAAGCACAACGGTTTTGGTCCCGTCTTTACGCATACGACCTTTGAGAAAGCCGCCGTGGATGTGGCGAATAAAATATTCAGAATTAGCCAGACGGGGAATGCTGCGCACCCGGCCAAAATTGCTGACTTCATAAGCTTTGGAATAAAGCTCTACTGGGACTGGGGCCCATTTTTCGTTAGCTTCTGAATAAATCATTTAAATCTCCTTTTGGATGGCTAAACGTCCAGATTTCCAAGCGACGTTTTAACCCCATACAGTGATCTATCTGTTAGATCGATCTCTTCTGGTAAAGCTGTTCCAGCCCTTCGGGCTAAAACCCAACACCGCCCCCTTTCCCCCAAACCAGATTTAAAAATTCATACCCTGGGTGGGGGTGACGTATATCCCCTGACTGCCGGGGTATACCTCTTGCAAAACTCTCGCAATCGGCGATTAGCGTTTCGCCGGGCTGCGTTCTGCTGCCGGAATGACACAGGTTCAGCGTCGAACGCTTCCTGGTACGCCTGCGCATACGCAACCGCGATTTTTTCCCGCATACCTGCCGGGAGTGTTGCTAACTGTTCTTTAATCCACGGGGCATCCTCACGAGCAAAAACCGTGGGCATAGTCACGTGTGAAATTTGTTCTTGATACATAAGCCCTCCTGCGTCACATAAATACGCCGGGCATAGACTGGTTAGTCTGGTGGTCTGGCAACCTTATCTGGGGCACAGAAGACCCTGAACAACAGCGCCAGGTGTTCCTGCCATTTCGTCATGACTTGATAGCTGTTCTCTTCGATTTGCGCTCTTTCAGCTGCATCAATAACCCCATCTGCAGTAGCTTTGCGAAGGTATTGAGAGTGTTTTCCGATCCATTCAATGGATTCCATAAGGCGTTGATTTATGTCACCGTTATCAATTTGTTCAACATCAGCAAACGGGATAAAACCGCCACCAGAAGCTTTCGCGATTGCATGGGCAATATGGTGAGAGCCACCAGCTTTCTGAAGCACTATTGCCCAGCCAAACGGGAAGACCTGATCGCCATCAGCACGTAAGCGGTTGAACAAAGAGTTCTCTGTTACATCAAGCCATTCAGCAGCTTCGGCATATCCGCCTGGTAATTCCGCAATTGTCTTTTTAATTGCGGCCACCAGCCATGCAGGCTGCTTTTCAACTTTCCACTCTGGTTGATTACCCACGGTTAACCCCTTGTTTCTGTGGTTACTCTCATGCCGCTGTTTGCTTATTATCAAGTTCAGGCCAAATCTTTTCCCAATCATCGGGATGAAGGTCTTTCCTACTAACTGAGCAGCCAGAATGAGTTTCAATAGACACTGACAGTGCCGCTCCTAACTTTTGTTTTTTGCTAATGGCTTTACGCAGGTACTCAAGAGAGGTTTCACATCGAGCTGCAAACTCCCTCTGTTTTTCGAGCGACAAAGCGTTTAGGTAATTTCTTAACGTTTCCATAACGCCTCCCAAGTTCGAAAACAAAATATACCTTTGAGTAAACACATGTCAATACCTGCAAGTCATTTACCTTGAAGTAAATGCAAGTAAGATAAAATTATGAAAACTGAAACGCCTGATATCTTCGAGCTGCGCCGCCTGAAACTTCAGGAGTTAGTCGCTCGATTTAAGACCCAAAGAGAGTTTGCTGAGAAAGCAGGGCTTGATCCGACTGTTGTTTCTCGGATGCTTTACCCTGCGGGAAAGGCTAATAAGCGAAATATTGGCGAGCAGTCAGCCCGTCAAATCGAAGAAGCATTGCAAATCAGTCGAGGATGGATGGATGGCCTTGGACAAGGAGCAAGCAGTAATGTCGATATCTCCATCACCAGTAGTGATACTTACCGCGTTGAAGTTCTCGACCTAACCGTAAGCGCAGGCCCGGGGACTTTCATGATATCTGAATATGTTGAAGTTCTTCACGCCATTGAGTTTACTACGGAGCACGCACGTTCATTATTCGGTAATCGCGCCGAAGGGGATGTGAAGGTTATGACTGTAGATGGTGACAGCATGGCTCCTACCATTAAGTCTGGTGATCGGTTGTTTTTCGATGTATCTGTGAGAAATTTCCGAGTCGATGGCGTATATGCATTTGTCTTCGGACAACATTTTCACGTCAAGCGATTGCAAATGCAGGGCTTACAGCTCGCAGTATTATCTGACAATCCAGCATACAAAGACTGGTATGTAACCGAAGAAAATCAGGACCAGCTTTACATTATGGGTAAGGCTTTGATTCATGAATCCATAGCTTACAACAAGTTATAGCCACATTCTTTTTCTCATCGAAAACCAGCTTAATGCTGGTTTTTCATTGCCCCTTTCTCACATATTCAGCTGCATCTCTCAAAATCCCCTTGTGGATCACATTACCTACCACGCGGCGTTTTGCCTCCAGGCAATTAACGATTGCATCACGGCTTATCACTATGCCGTTAGATATCAGGCTAAAAACTGCCCCGCCAACTTCTCCAGCCATGAATGCTGCGCGGTCTTCTTCCAACTCGTTTCTGTCCATACCCTAGCCCTCTCTGCTGTTTTTTTAAGCATACCACCCGCTTACCTGAAAATAAATTCAGTTTGCAATCAATAGCATGTCAATAGAATCAACCAAAATATACTCAAAGGTATTTACTTGAAATTTACCTGAGAGTATATTTTTCACATCAAACGCGAACAGACCGAAACAAACAAAGCTTGAAGTCTGATTCGCTGGAGATAGTCGAACGGCGCGACTTTAAACCATGCGTCGGAACCGTGGCGGGACAGGATGTCGGCAATACGGATTACTAAGTTTCCTTTTGGGTGTGGTGAAATCCAGTCATTCGATACAGCCGAAGACCAACACCACAGCGCTAAAGTAAACTGAATGGGGATAGGCACATGAGCGTAATTGTAAAATTTAACAGCGCAGAAGTTCATCCAGAGGAAGGATATGAGGAAAGGTCATTTCTCATAGTGAACCATGACCGTGATTACTTAGTGGGTACGCCTTTGTTCGACACGGATAGAAGATTTCTGTGTTTTATGACCAGTGCAGGTCCGGTTCACCAAAGTGAATATGTGTCGTGGGCATTGCTACCCACGCCGAAAGATTAGAATTGCTTTATCAGGGTTTCGTATAACTCAAGGTCTTTTCGACTAACAGTATCCATTGAATACATCTTGTCATACATCGGATATAGATTGTCGTAAGTCAAAAATTCAGTTGCAAGGTTCTTCAGCCTGGCGGCCGTGTCCAGTCTCGTATCAAGCACAGATGCGGCCCGACCTATATTCTGTATTTGTCTTGGAGTTGCTGTTTGTAGATCAAGACTTTCAAGGGCACGAATCACAGCCTCAATATCATCTTTATAGATATTATTTAAGTTGTTAACAGAGAGCAAAACTTCAGTGTTTTTAATCTGTCCACATACGACAGTCTCTAAGCGGTATTTCTTCTCACCGCTCTTTGCTTCTTCTTCAGTTAATTCTTTTTTCTTTTTTTCCACCCAAACTTCTTTAGTTACCTTCGTCTGCTGGTTAGCCGCCATACGGGCTAGTTCTGTTGCAGCAAATCGGCCAGCGACTAAAGGGTCTCTAAGGGAGAGAATTTTATCGGCCAGTTTTAACACACCATTCTTGCCTGAAGTAAGAGCAGCTGCCTTATTCCAGTATTCGAATACTCGTGCTTTACGGCTGGCAACAGCTTCTTTGTAGATTTCGAAATCGACTTCTTTTTCAAGCTGCTTAATTAATACATCAAATTTTTCTTCAAAAATTTTGCTACCACACATGTGACCAATGGAGGCTTCGAAATTGTCTTCTGTAATTACAATTCCACCTTTCATATGGCTACTGTGGCAGCTTTTAATCCCGCATTTTCGAGGTGGTTCATTTTTATAGTAACCAACCAAAGCTTTGAGTTTCTTATCTTTGAGGTCTAAATCTTTAATGAAATTGGGTCTTGAATAAACCTGCTCCCAGCTATCCAGTTTGATCAATACACCATTTTCTTTCATGTAAAGCATATTTAACCCTTCTGAGTGTAAGGAATGATCATTCTATCACCTTGCTTAAAGAACGATCAACGCAAGCTGTATGGAAACACATAGTTTTTCGCTCTGTTCATCAGCACTTGAGAATTTCTAGCTTTGGCGGTTATCCAGTCTTCAACCATTCCAAAAGGGGGAAGATGATAATGTTCTGATGGCTGACCGCCCTTTTTCTTCAATGTGTCCGCTTCCGGTGTTGGCTGGGTTTCCCTGCCCAGCGCGGGTTCAACTCCTGCCGGATACCCAATCTATCGGTGACCAATATGACCTTCCGTAACGTTAATTTTCAGTACGGCGACCTGATGCGCGCCCCTCGCGGTGTGCAGGCTGTTCGCAACCCAAAAACCATCGCTAGTATCTGGCGGCGTAGCTGGCTGTGCAGGTTGCTTATCCAGAAAGGCGATCCAAATAGTTAACTGGAGATATTTATGTCCGAAAATAAAAACACCACGCCGTTTAGTCAGCAACTTGCCTATATCAATAAAGGCACGCTGGATGCTGAATTAACCGAGGCGCTGGCAGAAGTTATTAAGGCTGTTCGAGAAACAGGTAAGAAAGGCGCTGTTACTCTGACGCTGAACTGTGCAATGCTGAACAACCGCGATGAAAACACCATGAAGGTTACGCCAAAGGTCACTCGCACTATTCCAGAGCTTGACCGTGCAGACACCATCATGTTTGCCACTGCCGATGGCGATTTGCTCCGCGATGACCCTTCACAAACCCAGTTGGATTTGAAAGTCATTGAGCCAAAAACACAGACTGCACCAATCAAGCTGGCCCAGTAATACCTATCTAACCAACCGTTCTAATCTGAAAAGGAAATATTCAATGTCTCATATTGAAGGCTCTGCCGTATCCGAAATTCGTGATCTGGTTTCTGCAAACCTGAAAACACAAACTGATATCCCGTCTGTTGTCGTGCCGGAGGGCTTTGAAGTCAAGTCGCTTGAAAGCCTACAGCTGGCACCGTCACGTATTCGTCAAGCTGCAAACCTGATCTCCCCTGGGTCTCTGATCGCTTACATTCAACGTTTCCGTGATTCTCGTACTGTTGTTTTCGCAGATAAGACCAAAACGCGAATCGTAGCCGTGTTGGACTTCCATCAGGATGCAGAAAAACCAAGCTGGGCCGCACACAAGGCCGTTTATGACTGCCCGTTCTCTGATGAATGGAAAGCCTGGGTTGCTGCTGATGGGAGCAAAATGGACCAGATTAACTTTGCTGAGTTCCTGGAAAACAACATTCAGAATGTCGCGCCGGTTAGTGATTCATATCTAGGGCCGTCAGGAACTGAACTGCTGGAAATGGTTCTCGCATTCCAGGAAACCCGTAAGTCAGAGTTTAAGTCCGTTAAACGTCTTTCTGATGGCACCTGCCAGTTCCAGTTCAGCGATGAAAAATCCGGTTCTGGCAACACCAAAATGCCAGAAAAAATCAGCCTGGCAATTTCACCATTCCATAACGGTTCGCCGTATCAGGTCGATGCCCGTATCCGTTATCGCCTGCGTGACGGTCAGTTAATCCTCTGGTATGAGCTGATCGAACCGAAGAAAGTTGTTGAGCATGCATTCCAGGAAATCGTCACTGATATGGAAAACCAGCTCGGTGAAGACCTGCCTATTTACGAAGGCTCCATTTAACCCATCAATACCGTGTGTTGTTTTATGCGCCCCCCATCAGTGGGGGCGTATAGCAAAGCATTCCCTGAAAGAAGGTGATCATATGCCAAGCTTAGGCCAGCTCTATAACGATAAAGACGCCGGATTAACTACCCGAAAAACTTACAACGTACCAGTAGATAAAATTTACGCCGAGGAAGGCTACAACGTTCGTGAACTTAACCAGGCGCACGTAGAAGAATTCCGCGATGCCTTTATTGCCGGGGAATATATACCGCCGCTTGCCGTAGAAGTTACTGAGCGCGGGGTTAAAGTGATCGACGGCCACCACCGCTATCATGGCGCGTTGGCTGCTATCGAAATGGGGCACGATATTGTTCGCCTTGAGTGCAAAGATTTTGTAGGCAGTGAGGCTGACAAAATCGCCTTTATGGTGACCAGTTCTCAGGGGCTGGCATTGACTCCACTTGAACGAGGCGCGGCCTATCATCGCCTTCAAAATCAGGGGTGGAGTCCTTCAGAAATAGCGGCAAAAGTTAAACGCTCAGAGTCAGATATCCTTCAGCACCTCCAGCTTCACGAATGCACACCGTATATCAAAAAGCTCGTTCGTGACGGTTCAATGAATTACGCCATCGCAATCGGTATATCGCGTGAGCATGGTGTTTACGCAGATCGTGAAGCTTCACGTCTTATGAAAAAAGCCGAGGCAGCTGGGAAGAAAAAAGTTACCAAGAGCATAGCCAGCCCTCAGTTTAATGCCGGAAAAGCCAGGAAATTCCTCGAACTTATTTCCTCATGTGCCGAGGACTCCGGCGAAGAGCTGACCATTGTAATTCCACCAGCACTACAAGCCGAAATCACATCCATCCTTCGTGAGTTTCGCCACGGAACTGACGAGGCTACACCATGAAAAAAATATCAGAGCTTGTTATCTGGACCCTGTTCTTTTCGCTCTTAACAGGGATTGGGGTAACTGCTGGTTTCTACTGTTTCATCGGGACTTTAAAGCTGATCGCAAGGGTAATCGCATGAAAATTGAATATCAAGACATGGGGGCCACAGCAAAAATTACCATCATCAGCACGGTATTCGAGTTTCGCCGACATATTCGGGTTGTTGATACGGTTTTGATGTGCACTCCAGGGGTTATTGCAGATCGCCGTGGTTTCTTTCTTATGAAAACGGTAATTACAGGGCGATCAAAAGAAATGCTTCGCGCCAATAAAACAGCAGTTCGCGAAGTACATCGATGATCATTACGCCAAAGCTTTAGGAGTCCAATCGTGAGTAATTCTTCTTTACCACGCTGCCCTAATTGTGGCACGGCCCCTTCACTGAGTGTTCGCAGCCGGGGAATGAATTGGGGGTCGGCAGAGGTCCGCTGTTCGAACGGTTGTCCAGGCATCCGCGCGGGATTTTCGTTCCCGCCTGATGGAGAGGCAGCGGCCCGGCGATTACTTCAAGAAAAATGGAAAGAGTTGGTGGGGACAAAATGAGCAAATCACTAAATGCACGTTGCATCCGTCGCTGGGAAGTCGAGTTTAAGGACTTATGCGATTCGAAGGTAAATCCATGGTGGCGTAAGCGAGACCTGCGCGGCTATATCCGCGACGCGGCGCTGACAACCGCTGATTGCATGGTGCAGCGTATGGCAGAGAAAAACGCACGGGTTGATTTTTGCGGTACCGATATTGGCTGGTCGCCGGAGTTCTCCGCCTGGTACAGCGAGCGTCGCGAGCAGTACCTCAAAGAGGCGCGAGACTATCTCAACGAAGAAGCCACCAACGATGAAATCGACGAAGAGATACAGAACGAACTGGAGGCCTGGAATGACTAACCTCGATAAACGTCCGTACCGCGCTGACGGTGGCGATATCGGAACCGGCCGCATCAGAGAGATTGCCGATAATCCATACGGCGATGAAGAGAAATGCTGGCTGGCGAAGCGAGTGATCACACTGCAGGCTCAACTGGGGGTAGAAGTTCTTTCAAAAGCAGCTATCGATGTACTTACGGAGAGACAACGGCAGCAGTCGGTTGAGGGATGGACTCCTGAGCATGATGACCAGTATGAAGATGGTGAACTGGTTGATGCCGCTGCGTGTTATGCGCAGGATTCAAGTCTTTGGGATTGTGTTGGTGAGCCGCCATGCGATTGGCCGTGGCCCGATGAATGGTGGAAACCTTCAAATGACATGCGCAGAAACCTGATTAAAGCGGGGGCGCTGATTCTGGCAGAAATAGAACGGCGGGATCGCGCTGCTGACGCCAGTAAAGGAGAGTGATATGGCTCGCTTTATCGCAGTTATTCACGGTTGGTTCGTATCCAGTAACGGTTTCAATGTCGTTGAACTCTCCGCTACAGAACGTGAAGAGGCAGAAAAAGAAGCCGTATTCCTCTGTCACCGGCGTGCCGCGACTTTCGACAAATGCGCGCATGTCGTGATTGAAATTGGTGAGGCTGAGATATTAAAAGCCCCTCGAAAACTAACAATTCGCGAACGCCTGATGGGGAGGACTAACCCATGAGCACTATTACCAAAGAGCAGGTGCAGAAAATCATTGATGCAGCCGATGAGGTTATTACCGCACTGGCCGGAACAAACGAGGATGTTAACCCCGAAAGCGACAACATGATCCGTCTGTGGGATGACTTGAATGACCGTTACGCACCGCCGGAAGTTGTGAGAGAGCTAGCGCGTAGAGTACTGGCATCGCTCGAAGCGGAGAAGTCGATCCTCTATCGCGAGCGAAACCCCTACAACGGGTTGACAACTGGATGGCAGGAGTTAACTGGTGATGAATACGAATTCATCAAGGATAACGCTGGCGAAAATGCAGAATTCCGCACGGTATACACCGCCCCGCCAGCACCAGCCAGTTCCGAACCTGTAGCCTGGCTGTGGTCACACAGAAAACACCCCAGCGAGGTCACGCTTGTTCGGCCTGAAGATGATGAGCGGGCTGAAGGGGCGCTGTGGTCTGGGTGGCATTGCCAACCGCTGTCAGCACAAGTGATGTCTGAGCATCAACCTTCAACATCACCGCAGCAGGAAATAATGGCAAAACCAAAAAAGTAGAACGCTGCGATGTCTGCACTGAAGGGGCTCGCGGCGGGTGTGGTACGTGTGTTTTTAACGGTAATTTTTGATGAGGTATTTATGACTACTACTGATACTGATTTTATGGAGGAGCAGGAAGTATTCGACCTGCTCAAAAAGAAAAAAACTGCTGTTTGGCGCTTACGCAAAGAACGTGGTTTCCCCAATCCTGTTCTCACATATCCGTCACGCTACAGCCGTAAAGCAGTTATGAAATGGATTGAAGAGGGCGGCGTCAACCGAGCTGTTTAACATGCCAGAATATTTTATCGGCATACATTTCATAAGCCTCTTTCTGTTCCACCAGCCAGTCGTGTTTGTTGTACACGGCCATCACACCGCCCAGTTCATGCCCCAGCATCTTTTCGGTGACATGGGGCATAACTCCCTCCCCTGACAAATTCGTTACCAGTGAGCGCCTGAAATCGTGCGTTCTCCATTCCGGTATATCAATTTTATCCCTTAATTTTTTCATGTAGAGATTTGCTGACGAACGATCTATTGCCTTATCCAGTTCCTGGCCGGGGAACAGGACGGTGTTACCTGAATTTAGCAGCCTCTCTACAAAAGGCTTTACCTGCTCAAAAACAGGACGACGAATAACATTCCCCATTTTTGAATGCTCTGCTGGGGTTGTCCAAATTAGATCGTCCATATTGAATTCACTGTTCGTAGCCAGCCGAAGTTCTGACAATCTGGCTCCCCACAATAACAACAGTTGGTGAAGCACCTTGTTGGAGGTAACGATCTTGTTGTTTTCCAGCGCGAGCCATATTTTTGCCAGTTCGGTATAGGTTAAAACCCTGCTACCAACATCTGGCTTCTTTCCAATCGTCTTTACGCTAAGTTTCAGAACCTCGCACGAAGGTATGAGTTGTCTGCTGATACACCAGTTCATTACGGATCGCAGCTGCAGGAGAAGTACCCTGGCCTTTTTGCCGTTTTTCTTTTCCTGCTTATCGAAAAACCTAACCCATGCTGAAACAGGGATGTTGACAACGGGGGCATCCGGGAATTCTGTGTACATAGTGTTGTACACAACAGACTTGTATAAAGTCTGTGTATTAGGCTTCAGGGTTTCAACATACTTGTTCCACCACTGATCGAGACACTCTTTCAGCGTCAGCTCGCCATCCTCTTTGGCAAAATAATTTTTAGGGTTTAGCCCCTTGAGGTACAATTCGCGCATCTCGCCGACAATGACGCGCGCCTCTTTCAGAGATGTAGCAGGATAGCGCCCAATCGTAAGGCGAACAGGCTTACCATTCCATCGGTACCGAAACTGAAACGTAATCGTTCCGGTAGGGGTAATACGCACGCTGAGACCGTCACCATCTGTGACTTCGGGCGCGCCGTTGTATGGCTTGTCATTGATGCTGCGAAGTTTGGTATCACTGAGGGCCAC